AGCCGGGCGACAACCCCGAGCGTGTGACGAAAACACCGGAGGACTTCCCGGTCGGACTCTGGCAGAACTACGCCTCCCCGGTCTGGATGGACATCAATCCATCCGATACGCTCCAATACCGGAGTGCACGCGAGCACAACGACGAGCGGCACATCTGCCCGTTGCAACTCGATGTCATCCGGCGCGCGGTGCGACTGTGGACGAATCCCGGCGACGTGGTGCTCTCCCCGTTCGCGGGCATCGGAAGCGAGGGCGTCGTCTCGCTCGAGCTGAGCCGGCGATTCGTCGGGATCGAACTGAAAGGATCCTACTTCGGACAGGCGACGCGGAACCTCGCGGCCGCGCAAGCACAGGAGGAGGCGGATCTGTTCGCATGCGTCTCGGAGGTCGCCCCCGCTGAGTGAATGGCGCGCGGGGGTGGCGAAGCGCGCCCGACCTTGCGCGAAGCGTCACGCGGACGCATAGTTACGGCGTCTCTCGCCTCGCGCTGATGCCGCAATCTGCCCGGTCAGTTGTACCGAACGCCTTGAACGCCGAACGCTGATGCCTTCGCCGACCGGGCAGGATGTCCTCACGACAGAGAAGCGCGTCGTCGCGCTCAAGCTCCGCGCCTCCGGTCGGACCTACCGTGAGATCGCCGCCGAGATGGGGCAGACCCTGAGTTACGCCTATCAGCTCGTGCATGACGGGCTCGCGGAGATCCGCACCGCGGCCACCGAGGACTCGGACGAAGCGCGCGCCATCGAAGTGACCCGGCTCGACGCGCTCACGGTGAGTCTCACCGCCAAACTCCAACGCCAGCAGCGAGAAGTCACCGCGCCCGATGGCGTGCAATCGTTCGTGCCTGATCCAGACGAAGCCACGATCTCGGCGTTGCTGCGCGTGATGGAACGCCGAGCGAAGTTGCTCGGGCTGGACGCGCCGCAGGAGATCGTCGGCGCCGGCGGTGGCCCGATCCAGGTCTCGAACGTCGCTGCGGGGGAGGAGTTCATGGGCCGCGTCGAGAAGATGATCGCGCGGCTCGAGGCAGGGGAGAAGCCAGAAGATGTCGCAGCGTCGATTCGCGCGACGGCGACAGTGGTACCAGCGGAAGCGGGCCAACCCTCAACGAACGGAAACGGGAGCAAGCCAACATGACGATCTTCGGACTCTCACTTGTGCAGGTGTTCCTGCTGGTGCTGGTGGTCGCACTGGCGATCGTGGTCGCGGAGCAGATTCGGAAGCACGGGCTTGACCCGTTCTTGGCGAGTGTGAAGGCGGGGCTCTCGAAAGCCGAGGTCACAGGACTGGCCGAGGGGAAGCTCTTGCTCGCGGACTTCGAGAAGCTGCTGGGGCACGCGAAGACGACGGCGGCGACGTTGCCAGCGGGGAGCACGGTCAACGCGAGCTCAGGCAAGAACACCGTCGCCATCACGACGGGCGTCGTCGATCCCACGTCCGTACCGCACACGCCGATCGACCCGGTGCAGGCCGTGAAGCGCTATATCGCGGGCGGGATGACGCCAGCGAACGGCATGCCGAACTTGTACGAGCTCCTCTGGCTGTTCAAAGACCTGTCGGAGTCCGCGCGCTTCGCATGGGGCATCGCAGTCGCGGCGGCCTTCGATGCGCAGCTCGCGCCGGCCGCACCTGGGACAAGCGTGCTCACGGCGACCGTTGGCGATATCGGCGGCCCGCTACCGAACGTGCCCGGGATCCGCGTCGAGGCTCAGGTCTATCTGCTCGAAGTCGGGAGCGGCTTCCCGATCGTCGGCACATGCAACTGGACGAAGAGCTGACCAACCGTCACATCGCAGTCGCGAAAATAGCCGATTTCTCGCATTTTCATCGCATAAGTATCACAATCAAGGCGAAATCGACGTGAAAGGCGTGCACCGGAAGGACAAGGAAGCGGCCGACCTCCTCAACCTCAAGCCCGGCGAGTATTGCTATCGTCCGGGCGACGGGTGGTATGCGTGCACGCCGAACGGGCACTTGGCGAACCTCTCGCAGCACGATTGCACGTACGACAAGGAGAGTGACACGCTCACGGTCGCGCCGTCGATCCTCTGCGGCGATTTCCTGCCGCCACACACGGCCAAGCGCGATGCGGCGTACGAGGCGAAAGCGATTGCCGAAGGGCGAGCGTATCACGGCTACCTCGAAGCCGGCGTTTGGAGGGCATGCTGACCATGAACGAGCGCACGCTGGACCCGATGGAGGGCTTGCCGGAGGACGCGACGAACGCCGAGATCCTGGCGCGCGGCGACTGGTTGCTGACGCACGGGCACGACTTGGCGCTCGATCCGGTCTGTGCGCTGCTCTACCGCGAGGCGCAAGCCGCGCAGTTGCTGACGCAGCAGCGGATCGCGGGCGTGCGCTGATGGCCGACCGGCGCAGTTGGGAATACATGACCTTTCGCATCGCGGGCGACTTGGCGAAGCTCGCGCTCGCGTGCACGGACGGCTGGCGGTTCAAGATGATCGTCGAGCGGCAGTCGAATAACGTCTGGATATGCTTGCTCGAACGCGAGAAGTCGAGCCTCATCACATGACGCAAGCAAGGGACGTTCACATTGTCTTCACGCACGACGAGCCGACGTATCGTATCGTGGTCCGTGCGCGGCTGCGTCCGAGAACGCGTCGGCAGCAGCGCCTCGCAGCCCGTCGCGCGGGCACGGCGCATAGCTTCAAGAAAGAATGGAAGGCGTATGTCGCGCAACCGGGCATCATCATTCCGTTCGGCTACGAGTTCTCGTACCGATTCGCGAGCGGGCGTTCGATCCGCAACGCGATCACCGGGAACGTCCGGCGCGGAGAGTTCGCGCTGTACCGGAAGTACTCACCCTCACCCACAGGATAGCAGAATGGCTCCTCCGAAATCCGGCCCCCGCGTGACGGGGAAAGTTAAATGGTTCAACGATGCGAAAGGCTTCGGCTTCATCAACCGCGACGACCACGAGCCCGACGTCTTCGTGCATTACAGCGAGATCGCGGGCGACGGGTTCAGGTCGTTGGCCGAGGGCGACGCCGTGGAGTTCGAGGTGGTCCAAGGCGTGAAGGGCCCGGCGGCGTTGAAGGTGACGAAGGTCGCGTGATGCTGGTCGACAGATATGGCCATGAGTTGCCCAGGCGCATAGAGCCGCCACCCAGCAGCGAATGCTATATGGGCCAGCGAAGTGATGAGACATGCGAAGAGTATGAGACTCGTCGAGACCGTGAGCGTCGGCGCGAGATAATCGGCTTCGTGATCGGTGCGCTGATACTGCTCGCGATAATCGCGTCTGTGCTTTGGAAGAGAATCCCATGAGCGACGTCGCGAAGCTGGCGGCGGTGTTCCGGGCGGCGGCAGATGGCGTGCGATCCAGCGAGCCCTTTACCTCGCACGCCGATAGCGCGTGCGTGATGTTCGCGGCCTACGATGGCGTGGCGCGCCTGTTCGAGGCGCTGGTCGAGGTTGCGCGACCGGCCCCGACCGAGGACGCGGACGGGCAGGAGTCGGAGGTGCTGAGCTATCTTGTCGTGGCGCCGAACTACCGCTGGCCGACGACGAACGAGGGCGCGGCTAAGCGACAGGCTGCGGTCGTGCCGAACGCGCGCGTGATCGAGTTGGTGGAACGTCCGAGACCCGAACCGCCCCGAGCGGACTAAGGAGACTGCGATGGACAATGCCTATCTGATCGCGCTGATCGCGGCCGTCTTGCAGGTCCGGAACCAAGTCGCGCTGAACGGCTGCGGTGACGATCTCGATGCGCGCGAGCGCACCGCCAACATGCTCGGCGATCCGATCCAGGAGGCGCGCGAGTTGCTCGACTCGGTCATCAACGACCAGCCCGAACTGCCCGAGGCGCCGAACACAAAGGGCGGCGGCACGAACGGCTGATGGGCGCACTCCTCGCGTTCTGGGCGCTTGTCTTCGGTGGGCTCACGACCGCGCTCTGGCGTAGTGATCCACTCATCGCACGACTCTGTGTCCCGATCACACTCGGCTACCTGATCGCGGCGTGGCGCGCATGCCGGCCATCGCGACGGGCGCGTTGATGGACGACAGCATACAGAACACACTCGGTCTGCTGATCGTGAGCCCGCAGACGTACGACGAGATCGCGGCGATCCTGCGACGCTTGAACGCGTTTGACCGCCTCGCCTCGGATGGCGTGATCGACATGCGCGGATTGGGGCTCGTCCGGTTGGAGACGCGGGCGAAGACGTATCCCGTCGTATGACGGCGGCGGTAGAACCTCTCTCGGCGCCCGTCGAGGGCAACGGGAAAGCCGTCATCGTCCGACCGGAAGTGCCGCGCATCGCGGCGCTCAAGAAGCTCCCGATGGTCGTGCGGCGCGAACTCATGGCGGCGCTGCCACCAGCGGACCGCAACGCCATCGAGCACGACTGGCGGCTCTGGGCGCGCCCGAAGCAGTTGCCGCCGCCCGGCCAGTGGGAAGTGTGGTTCAATCTCGCCGGCCGCGGTTGGGGGAAGACGCGCGTCGGCGCCGAGTTCTGCCACGAGAAGGCCGAACGCATGCCGGGGAGCCGCGGCGCGGTCATCGGCGCGACCGCCGACGACGTGCGCTATACGATGGTCGAGGGCGAGTCGGGGTTGCTCGCCACGATGAAGCCGCACAACCCGGTGCGGTACTGGCCGGCGAAGCGGTTGCTCAAGTGGAAGAACGGCACGCAGGCCCGCACGTTCACGGGCGAGGAGCCGAACCGGCTCCGCGGGCCGCAGCATCATTGGGGCTGGCTTGACGAGTGGGCCGCGTTCAAATATCCGAAAGAAGCGTGGGACCAGTTCATGCTCGGCAAGCGCTTAGGGAAGCTGGCGCAGGCGTGCGTGACGACCACGCCGAAGCCGTTCACGGATCTGGTCAAGCTCGTGACGGATGCCGTGAGCTGCTGGGATCTCCGAGGCGCCGATCCCGGCGACCCGATCCTCGAACGGCTGATTGCCACCGTCGTCACGGTCGGATCCAGCTACGAGAACAAGGGCAACGTCTCGGACGCCTGGTACGAGCGCACGATCAAGGCGTACGAGGGCACCCGGCTCTACGATCAGGAAGTGCTCGCCAGGATCCTGACCGACATCGATGGGGCGCTCTGGAAGATGAGCACGATCGACGCGAGCCGGCTGATGCCGGACCCGCTGACGCTGGCGCCGCCGAAGCTCCCGGACTTCTCGCGCGTGGTGGTGGCGGTCGATCCAGCCGTGACCAGCTCGAAGCACTCGAACGAGACCGGCATTATGGTCTGTGCGGCGGCCGGCACGGGCTGGCAGAAGCACGGCTATCTGCTCGAAGATCTCTCGGGCCGTTTCACGCCGGATCAGTGGGCGACACGCGCGGTGCATGCGTATCGCGAGCACAAGGCGAACCGCATCGTGGCCGAGGCGAATCAGGGCGGCGACATGGTGAAAACGACGATCAATACCGTCGACCCGAACGTGCCGGTGAAGCTCGTCAACGCCTCGAAGGGCAAGATGGCGCGGGCTGAACCTGTTGCGGCCAAGGGGGAACAAGGTAAGATTCACCACGTGGGCGTCTTTGCGATGCTTGAGTCGCAGCTCACGACCTACACGCCGGACTCTGGGCTCGAGTCGCCCGACCGCATGGATGCGTATGTGTGGGGCTTCACCGACCTGCTACTCGGCAAGCAGGGCGTCTTCGTCGTGTAGCGCAGCACGCAGCGGAACACAGCAGCACGCAGCGAAACTCGAAGAGGAGACGACATGGCCGATCCCGGGACGGCGGTAGTGTGGCGCAACGGTCGCAGGATCACCGTCGACGCCGCCTCCGCGCCGTCGCCGGGATCGTCAGGATCTCCGGGGATGTCGCTCGCGCGTCGCCCCGCCAATCCGCAGCAGCGCATGATTGGCTGGAACGCTGGCATGCCGCAGGGTGGCTTGGGCGACAAGGTGATGCGCACGACCGGCGCCATCCCGCTCCGCGGCGAGGCGCCTTCGGACTATCAGCGTACCGGCACGACCGTCCGTATCCGCGGCTGGGAGCGGCATCCGGTGGTGCAGAGCTGCATTCGGGCCATCGTCGACATCGCCAGTGCGGTTCCCCTCCAGGTCTACAAGAAGCGGCCCGCGCACAACGCCAGCGGCTTCTCGGACGCGATCGAGGTGTTGACCTCCGAACATCCGCTGCAGCAGCTCGTCGACGCGCCGAACAGCTTCATGAGCGCGCAGCGGTATCGGGCGTTCCTGATGATGCACTACGTCGGGTATGGCAATGCGCTCACGTTCCTCGAGCGGCCAATCCCTGCGAAGTTGGGCGGTGGCCTGACCGGCACCCCGGGCGATGCGGTCGATACGAACGATGCGCTCCCGGTCTCGCTTCGGCTGATCCATCCCGAGGACATCACGACCGTCTACGTCAACCACAAGGGCTACCCGCTCTGGTACATCTGGTTGGACACCTTGGGCTATCCGCACACGTCGCCCGTCCAGGACATCGTGCACGTCCGCGACTTGAGCATGAAGGGGCTGGTCTTCGGGTTTCCGCGCATGGCCTCGGCCCTGAACGACATCATCGGCGACGACGAAGCCTCGCAGTTCGTGCGGCAGATCGTGACGAACAACGGCCAGCCGATCGGCTACGCGATCGTAAATGAGGAGACGACGCTGGAAGAGGCGCAAGCCGCGGAAGCCGCGTTCTATGAGAAGATGGTCACGCGCGGCGGGCGTGGCCGATTTCTCTTCATGGGCGGTGTCACGGATGTGAAGTCGCTCGCGTTCGACCTGTCGAAGCTGGAGTTCCCGGATCTGCGCAGGGTCGCGCGCGAAGATATCTGCGCCGCGGCGGGTGTGGATCCGCGCATGGTGGGCATCACGACGGCCACCCGCGACGCTGGGCTCTCGGGCACGCAGTACATCGAAGCGCGCGTCCGGCTCATCAAGCAAACGATCGAGCCGATGATGCGCGGCATCGAGTCGGAGTTGAACCATTGGGTCTGCCCCGAGTTCGGGGCCGATACCTACGTGCGCTTCGATCCCGATGCTTTGGCAGCACTGGCCGAGGACAAGGACGCGACCAGCAAGCGCGTGATCGTCGAGGTCGCCGCCGGCGTCCGCTCGATCCAGGAGGCGCGTGAGGTCATCGAGCTCGATCCGGAGTTCGACGAGGACGACACGCTCGCGCATGCGTCGACGGTGGTGATCGAGTCGGTCGAGACGGCCATGATGCCGCCGGTGCCGCCGACCATTCCTGCCACGACCGCGGATGGCTCGCCCATCGTGCATCCGGAGACGGGTGCGCCACTGCATACGGCACCAGCCAACGCGGACGGCACGCCGGCACTCCTTCCGGGATCGAGCGGCGATGATGTGCCGGATGACGACGAAGAGATCGTCCCGGAAGACTCCGGCACTGCGGATGGCGCGCCGCAGCAGCCGAAGACGGTCAAGGGGAAGAAAGGCAAGAAAGCGAAGGCTGTCGATGAGGGGACGAACACCGACGCGCAGGTGGTCGATCCGAATAATCCCGACAGCGGCGGCATCGGCCCGAAGGTCAACGACGGCTCAGCCGACCCGAAGGCGAAGCGCGCGGTCGAGCTGCCTCTGTCACAGCGGATCATCAAGCGCGGCGTCGTGCTGACGGGCGAACAGCGCGTGATGCTGTGGAAGCAGTTCGACCAGCGGGCCGCGCGCGAGGAGGCGCCCTTCAAGAGGGCAGCGCTGCAACTCTTCGGCGAGGAGCGCTCGAACGTCGAGGATATGTTCGCGCGCGCCGAGGCCAAGGGCGGTCCGGACGAGGAGACGAAGGCGCGGGCGGTGCGGACGCAGGTCAAGCGCATGTACAAGCCGGGCGGTGAAGCGAAGAGTCGGTGGTCGGACCGGATGCACCCGCTGATCGCGAACGTGTACGCGAAGGGCGCGGATCAGGTCATGGCCAGCCTCAAGGCACGGCGGAGCGAAATCCGCGCGCAACGGAAGGGCGATCTGCTCGATCCGAAGACGGCGGTTCCCCCGTTCGACTTCACGCTGCAGAATCCGGCCGTGCTCAAGGCGATCCGCGACCGCGCCGAGCGACTGGCCGAACAGGTGGGCGATACGACCGGAGAACTGATCACCGAGGCGATCGACTTCGGGATCAGCGAAGGCCTCTCCATGTCGGAGATCGCAAAGCTGGTCGACCAGACGGCGTTCGGCGGCGGGAATGCGGCGCGCGCGACAATGAGCGCGAGAACCGAGACCGTGGGCAGCTTAAATCAAGCGGAGTTCGAGACCGCTGGTGCGAGTGGTGCCGTCGCGGGCAAGGAATGGTTGACGCAGGGCGACGACCGCGTGCGCGATTCGCACTACGACTGTGAAGCCGAGGGCATGATCGCACTCGACGAGCGCTTCGAAGCGAACGACATGCTCTATCCGGGCGACTCGGCCGGAGATGCTGAGGACGTAATTAATTGCAGGTGTTCCACCCTCCTATACGACACCCTCGAAGAAGGCGCGTCGTCGATCGAGAACGCGGGCGAGGCCATGAGCACCGCCGCCGACCGCATCACGATTCGCGGTGTCGAGTACGCGCTGCTTCCGCTGAAGGCGTTGCCGGCGCTGCCATCCGGCACCAACGGCACCCACTGAGGAACCTGACGATGCCACTCCCGAAGCCGAAGAAGGGCGAAGCCCGCGACAAGTTCATCGCGCGCTGCATGGCGAGCGAGGCCGCGAAAGAGTTTCCGACCGACAAGGACGGCAAGAACCAGCGCCTCGCCGTCTGCGAAAAGCAGTACGACGAGAAGGACAAGCAGAAGTCGGTCCTCTCGATGGCGCCGCAGAAGCACGAGGGCACGTTCCAGATCACGGAGCTGGTCACGCGCGCGGCCGACGACACGGGCACGGACACGCTCCCGGCCGGCTGCTGCGCTCGGATGACCGGCGTGGCCTTGGTGTACGAAGTCCGCGACGATTACGGCACCGTGTTCGCCCGCGGCTGTCTCGCGCAGACGGTGGCCGAGAAAGTGCGACCGGGCAAGGTGCGGCTGTTCGCCGACCATGAGCCGCGCACGAAGAC